AAAGACCAAAGTTTATCCAATTCTTCTTCATAGGATATATGCTTCACCATTTCCCTAATACGGGAAATAGACTCCATGTTTGGATGATTAACCACCATTGGCAAAGAAGCCTTTCTATTACCGGATGTAAGTTTCAAAAAGTCACCAACATCAAACAATACATCTTCACCAAACTTTTTGAGATAAGGTATAATTAATGCAGCATCACCAATAAAAGCACCGTTTCTTATTCCAGTTACTTCAACTGTAATGTTTAATCCAAATGTCATATCCCCGTTCCATATTTCCAGTACATTGTCTGTTAATGTCATATAGAAGTATGTTCCCATTTTTGATGAACTTAATCCACCATTACCTAGATACTTTCCTTTACCTTGTATATCCGAAAGTGCTTTCTCCATCTGTTTGTTATTTACTACGAATTTCAAATCTTTCCCTCCCTTAATTCAGGAATACCATTCCATTGAATATTAGGGGGAGTTCCTTCACGCACAGTCCATTTCTTTCCAACCAAGTTACCGTTAGTTCTTGAACCAATCAATTCAGCAAAGAAATGTAATTCATTCTTTACCTTCTTCTTTGAGCAGTAAATCTCTTGTTCTAGTTTTCCGCCCCAATCTTTCCAAGCAGGTTGAACACCAACAGGTGAATTATCAATATACTTTTCAGTTTCATGAGTAATATAAATTACATCACAATTTAATTGATAAATTGCTTCCAATAAGAAATAGAAAGTCTTGTTTCTATTACCGTACTGAAATGGCATAATCTTTGTAACTACTCTTGGATTAGGATTAACCTTTAGAATACAACTGTCAAGCCAAGTATCAACACCATCCATAACGAATACAATGTCTTCACCTGCTTCCATTTGTTCTTTAGCAAAGTTAATGAAGTCAAGAGAGTTTTGTTCACTCTTATCAATATCCATAATGTTATCCTTTCGCATTACAATTGGACAATACACATTGATTCGTTCTGTTGCATCATGGTGTTCAAACCAAGTTGATTCAACACCCCTATCCCAATCAAGAACATAAATATTCTTATCGGGGAAGTCTAATGCAATTCCTGTTTTTCCGGTCTTGGGTTCTCCCCAAATACCTAAAACTTTTCGTGCTTTTCTATTTGCTCTTTTTTGAGCCATCAATTCTTTAAAATTTACTTTTTCTTTCTTAGTCCCTAGCAAGCCAATCACCTATGTTATCTTCATTTATATCTATATTTTTACCGTTAGCAGAACACCATGCTTTAATAATGCCTAGTAATTCTTTTTTACTTGAGCAGATAAACCTTACTTCTTTTTGTCCCATATGAAACTTCAAAAAGTAAGTTTCTGCTATTTTATCATTTTCATTCCAAGTGAGAAAATCTACTTTCTCTAAGTCAGCAATATAACTTTCTCCCTTAAGAATGAATCTTTCTTCTATAATATCATTCATTTATTTTTCCTCCTTTAAGGATGGGCTTTGCACCCAATTGGCCTACATTCATTGGAGTAAGACTACACACGAACTTTAATTTAATATTAGAACCAATCGTATGATTCTTCTACCGGAGCATCTACTTCAACAGGAGAACCCCTTTTATCTGTAACTAACACTGATGAAACATTGATAGTAACTGGGTCTGCAACTCCATCAATCAATCGTTGAGAAGTTCGACCAATAACAACAATTGTTGAACCTATTCCAAAGTCAATGCTGATATGTTCGGGAATCCAGCATGTTGTCATGTTAGACTCATTATCATAATCAAACTCGGCATTTAGGTCAGTAATGTTAAGAATGCGATTTCCATTAGATGTTGGCATCATATTCATATTACAAACAGTACCGCTTGTAACAACAAATCTATCCTTTGCAGGAAGAGTTTGTCGAGTAATATGCGCTCTATCAATTTCTACCAATTCTACCATATGACTCTCAAAGTTTTCATTTAGAATACTAAGCCAATCAACATCACCCATATCTCTATAATCAGAATTTTCTGGGTCTAAGTCAGCATTACGAATAAGACTTTGTTTTGTTGTCATTGTCATTCCATAGATGTTATTTCCATCTTCGGAAGGAATTGCAACAAAATGTACAAAGTCAAAACAATCGGGAGTAAATTCTACTCCGCCTTGATTCTTGTAAGAGAACTGATAGGATTTCATATCTGCCCCATCAACACTACCGTAGAAAACACCGCTTCTTCGCATTTGCTCCAAAGGCAAAGGCTTTCCATAGTTTCTGTTTTCTCCACCATTCATGTATGTTTTAGTATTATCCAAAGGAATAACCATTACACCATCGGGCATTTCTTCTGCACCTTCGGGCAAATTAGAAACCATTCTTTCTTGATATTCACCATTATGATAACGGCTAATCATCCACTTGCCCAAAGCATTTTGTGTAGCAATTGCTACATGGCCTTCATTCAAAGCATTATCCGAATCACGGTTGTATTCTTCTTTTGCTTTATTTCGATTCCAAGACATCATATCTCTTGGTGCTTCTAAGGCTACAAAGAAACCGAAACATTGCTTTGTTAGAGAATTACTACCAGTATTTGCTGTTTCTCCTTGCTTTTCTCGACGCTTTACTTGTGCCGCAAAGTTTCGCCAAAGACCAACTCCTAATTCATCGTTGGCTTCAATGTTGTTCTCCGAACAAATTGCCTTATATTTTTCTGTTGCTTCCTCTACCGTCATATTCAGGTATTGTGCGCTTCTTTCCAATTCAGTTTGCATAATTTCGCTTACCATATTTTCACTTCCTTTTTCATATTAATTGTCCAACCATCCATGATATTAACACTTTAGGGGTCATGGTTGTTGAACGATATTCGCTTTCCCCTACTGTTCTTAACAGTTTATACTTGGTCGTGTTATCCAAGCCATTTGAAGCAATAACAGCATTATGCAAACCTAAACAGATTTGCTTTACGCTTCTACCTTCATAAACTAATTTATGAAGGTCTGTCAATGCCTTATTTGGATTTTTATTCAAAATTTCTATTAGTATTTCATTGTATTCTTTATGAGATGATTCTATTTGTTTCGATAATGAGAAACCGGAAGACTTAGCCGCCTGTATCTCGGTAATCGCCCTACGCAAGTCACCATCCACCTCATATATCAATGTTGCTAATTCATCTTCTGCAAATACATTTACTTGCTCTTTTTGAAGTATTGATTTGATTACTTCTAAAATGGCTTCATTAGTAAGCGGCTTAAAATGATAATTAGCACACCTACTTTGAAGTGGATGAATAATTCTACTTCTATCATTACAAGTAATAATAAAACGAACATTATTAGCATATCTCTCAATGATTCTTTTTAGAGCCGATTGTGCATCATTAGTCATTCCGCCCATTTCATCAAGCAATATGATTCTAAACGGAACATCACCTATGGTTCCGCTTTGAGCAATATTCTTAATAGTAGTTCTAACTACTTCAAGTCGCCTATCATCCGAAGCATTTATTTCTACAAAGTTATCATTAAAACTATCACCTAATATATTCTTTGCTAAAGAAACACCTGCCGCAGTTTTACCTGTACCTGCATTTCCAAATAGCAATACATTTGGCATATTACCTTCTTCAATCCATGTAGAAGCATCCATAACAAAATGCTCTTGCCCTACTATATCTCCTATTTTATTTGGTCTATATTTTTCTGTCCATAACATATTTATTCCTCCGTAATTACTCCATCCTTTACATTTATATTCTTGATTACAATGTTTGGAGTTTCTTGTGTGGTTTCACTTACCTTTTCAATCTGTAGATTCGGCATAGGTAAATACCGAATCTCTTGTTCTTTGCTGTTCTTTAATAGAATAGTGTAATCTTGAATAAACTTCAATGGGAAATAGAACACAAAATAAATTAACGGAAATGTAAAACTGTAAATAATAGGTAATATTATTGCCACTTCTCCATCGTAGAAGCGATTATTACAATAAACATCACCGGAATACGATGATGTATAACAATCAACATAGGATAAATCATTAAAGATTGCTATATAAGCAACTGTTATCCACATGTTTGCTAAAAAGAATAACCCTAATGAAATCCTTCTAATTTTTATATATTCGTCGTTCATACTACCACTTCGCTTTCTTTAGAAACCCAAATTACTTGCCTAGTTGATAGACAATACCCATCTTTCTTGGCAACACTTCTCATTATATTATTTAGTTGATTCATTGTAGGGGTATCAATCCTTCGGTTACTTCTTTTTATTTTCTTATAGCCTACTATCTTTCCACCTTTAATTATCTTTTGTGTGCCTCTAGTCGTTTCATCTGTTTTTAATCTATGAAGAATTTCCCCTGTTGTATGGGGGCCATCCCTCAAAATTTTCTTTATTCTTTCTTTATTATTTTTATTTCTACTCATAAGTAATCACCTAATGTTTTTTGCTGAACCTTTACTGGGTCAGTCTTTCTTCTTCTTCTTTTCTCTCCAAGTCCAAGTATTCGACAATCTCCGTTATTTAACTTAGATTTTGCATACTCAACAAACTCTTCATCTTTTTTAAATTGATGAAGTAATCTTTCTTCTCCTGTTTTAATTCCAACTCTTTTTATTAACTTTGGCTTTTGTGAATATTTTCCACGCTTAGGCATTTTAACTTGTCCTAAATGTTTTCCGGCATGGTTATACGCAAGCATTTCATAAAAATAGTCTTGAGGCCACTTTCTTTTAACTACGCCATCTACAAATAATAATTTATTTGGATGTATATTTTCTACAAGCCAAGAAACCATTTGAGTATCAGATGGTTTGTTGTGTTTTAATATTTTTGCTACTAAGTCTCTATCTGTTTCTTTTAGATATAAAGAAACTAAAGAGTATGTGTCTTGCTCAAGAGATAGTGGCTCAATTGAATGGGGTGCTAATTCTTTAATTTCCTCCAACAAATATTTAAAGGAACCTGCTCTTTTAATTTGGCACATCGCCTTTATGTCTTTAGGTACGCTTTTTTCATTTATTGATGTAATAATAATTTGCCCTTTGTATTTTCTAAGAACGCTAAGTATTTCATCTTTCTTTGGGTTAAGATGTATGTCTTCTATTATAATGCCATTATCCTTTGATAAAGAACCCAAATCTTTTATTGCCATTTCATTAGCATAATAAATAGGAGCGTTAGGTAGCAATTCCTTAGCCTTAGTTGTTTTTCCTGTTCCGGTCTTTCCTGTCAAAAGAAAGGGCCTTTTTATTTCCATATTTGTAAATCCCATATCAAACACCTTTTAGTTCAAAAAGTCTTTCTATTCCCTCTAATTGTAAATGCCTATCATTAGCAACTATATCTACTGCTTCTCTTAAAACAACCCATTCATCCTTTGAATCTGGTAAATTACTAGGAATTAGTTCGCATAGTTTATATAGGTTTTTTATGCCACCAATTCTAAGAATTGGTTTCTGCCTACTACTATGTTCGACATCTCTATATGTTGTTCCAATTTGATGTTGTTCGAGACTTCTTTGAACTGCTTTAAGAAAAGTACTGTTTGCTCTCAAATTAACTCTTAATCTAACTCTATATCCTATTTGTGCTTTATCGTTTCTATCCAAATGAATATCTGTTTTTGATAGGCCAAGAATGATTCCAATTAACATATCCTTACTAAACATATCTAATCCTCCTTTTTAACATAATCTAAATGTGTCGGCCAATAACCTTCTACTTGCATATTCGTTTCCATCCAAAAAATATGTGCCGCAGTAATAGAATTACTACCTCTTGCAATTGCA